GTTTAATCATGCACACGAATAAATTGTCTCATCGTAGGTATATATGTTACGAGTGAATATATGTATCGTAGGTGTTTCAGTTTGTTCGTTCCATGTTTGGCCCGCACGAAATTTAAACCATTATAGTAATTGATATTTATTGTCATATTGTGATTTATATTTTTGATTCGTATCAAGTATATTAGGATCCTTAATATTTCTTGCAATTTAACAATGAATTTCCTTTACGTTTTAAGGACTATTGTCTTTCTTGTTGTATCAAGTTCATCTAGATGCTGTTATTATAGATTACTCATATCAGAACGTGTGCAACACCAACTAAAACTTTTAGAGGCCAGTAATATATATATATGGAAGCTATATTGTTTCTTACGTGCACACCTACATCATGCTAGTGTGTGAAGACATTTTGTGTTTGCTAACCTGTCGACCCACGCGTTATATGATATATAGTTGAAGTGTATGTGTATTATTGCGGCATTACCTCTTTAAGGGCTGTAGAATACTGAGTATTCGGCGTATAGTTGTTCCCGCTCTGCTATACGTTTCGTTGTGGTGGCAGCCTTTTGGTGGGGAAGCGTCCCGATGTGTGTTTCACTAGGTATCAGATCTTCTATTTGACCCCTTGTTTACAACAACACGTCAATAGAACACAGCTACCTGATAGTTTGTAAGGTAAAAACATATGTAATGTCACAAGTTAATGATCAAACATATGCTTGCACTTTATTCTCCCTCACCCCTGTTGCTTCTGCTGAACTGAATCAGGTATTGAACATCGAACAACCAGTTGTCCCTCATGTTCCTTTACATGATATAGCTAGTTGTTCACATGTACCTGAGTCTTGGATTACGTATTTGAATGTAGATTTGACCACTCTTACTGATATATTTCGCGGCAATTCTTTTAATTTGACTTATCCAGGAAAACCTCACACAATGTTGTTGTGTGATCCTAACCCGACTGTTGTTATTAGACCTGTTGGTTCCATTTATGGTAACCGTATGTTTTTGACTGCTCATGGTTCTGAATGGTTTGACTTTTTGTTACAATTTGCCGCTACTTTTTCTGGTGAAATGATTGAGAAATTATATGTAAATACTTTGGAGGGTACATTACCACCACATATATTGGACATGTTTGTTATTAAGGCTCAATCTTTAGTTAATGTTAGCATGTTTGGAAATGTCAATACTCAAGAAATTGTTGATGCTATATTTAAGAATGTAGATACTATTTTATCACAAAGGATTTTTAAAACGACTGGATTGGCTTTTCAAGCGTTTGGTGTAGTGCTACAATTGAGTAGTGTTATTCATTCTCCAAACGCTTTATCTATTTCTTCATTGGTTTTCAATTTGTTGAAGGATTGTGCTGTCGAGTTCGTCCTAATACAAAAAGTGATTGATTTTCTTTCTCCTTATTATAAAGAATTTGTTGAGTATGTGGCACGTCCTCGTGCGCAATTAGATGTAGGTGATCTTACTGATGGCGTGAAGGAATATATTACACCTGAAAGCGTTTGTAAGATTTTTAGTGTAATTAGTGTTACTGTTATTACTGCTGTTGCTGCCAAGAAATTGCCTGACAAATCCTCTGTTAACAATGCAATGAAATTTGCGAGTACTTTGGGTCGGGCTATTACTGGTGCGACAGGTGCTATTGCTGTATTGTCTACTATTGCTTTGCCAGTTTTTGATAAAATTTATGAATATGTTGTTGGCGTACCACGTGATTTGCAGGGTCTTTCCGGTATGGAAGCTGAAGTTGCTGATTTTATTTCTTCAGTAAATAAATTATATAAGGATGGATTGGACTCGTATGAAAATTTAAGAGATGATTTGGATATTCAGAATAGACTGTTGACTCTTCGCACATTAGGTGCTACGCTTAACAAACGTTTGCTTGGAACTAAGTGTTCTGCTCGAGCTTATAGAATTTTCGAGCGATATTATTTAATGTTAGAGAAACTTATTGATAAGGCAGAACTCATAGGTGGTAAAGGTACAGGTCCTCGACCTGAACCATTAGTTGTGCAGTTGTTTGGTAAATCTGGTACTGGCAAGTCTCACGTTCCGTATTTTATTGCGGCAGATTTGTGTAGTTGGGAAGATAAGGAAGGTGATCCTATTAATCACATGTATTATAGGAAAACTGATAATGAATATTTTGATGGATATAAACCAGGCACCCACCTCATGTGTGTTTATGATGACTTTGGTCAGGTTAAGGATTCAAAATCAAAACCTAATACTGAATTTTTAGAATTGATTTATGCTTGCAACATAGCTGAATATGCTTTGCATATGGCAGATATTAAGGAAAAGAATAATACTTATTTTAATTCGAAGTTAATTTTGTTGACAACTAATCATTGTCATTATAAGATTGATTCTTTGACTGAACCAGAGGCATTTTTACGTAGGGTAGATTTAAGGTTTGAGGTTTCTATTAACCCTCTTTTTAAAGATAAGTATGGTAATGTATGTCCAGAGTTAGTTAAATCTCATCCTTCGTCTGGTGGGCGAGAAGTTTCGGAAGTAGTTTATCAATTTACTCCCTACTCTCGTACCCGCGGACAAGGGAATAATTCACAGTATGAACCTATTATTGATTCGCGTACTTTAAATCCTGTAGTATTAGATTATGAATCTTTCATTCAGTTAGTAAAGAGTAGTTATAACAGAAAGATAAATCATTCCCATGCTCGTATTAATGCTATGGCTTATCGTGCACAGCAACTGCGTGAGAAAAAGGAGAATGCGTCATTTGTTGATGCTCCTGTCGCTCAAGTTGATGCTGATGATCATGTACAATTTTTGATCTGTTATTATATTCGGAGTGGATTGCCGGAAGATTTATACGATATTGATATTTCTCAGGCTGAGACTGACAAACTTGCACTTTTATATAACGCAACTGACACAATGTGGCACTTTATAGATGAGGTGTCCGATGCTTGTATGGATTATAAATTTACTCCATTGGAAGGTCGTGGTGAAGAAGCTTTCAAGCTTGCATCTATTGCTGTTGAGAGCTATGAGAATGCTATTAAGGGCCCACATGGTGTGGATGCGGAAAGTGCAAAGTCTGCAAAGACAATCGTTGATTCAATTCGTGATTATGCAAAACGACTTTCAGAAAAGCCAATTTGGCAGCACTTAACTTACCTTGGTTCATTGATTACTGGAGCATTGGCTTTGTGGAAAATTTATGATTTATTCAAACCACGAAACAATGCTGTTGGTAGGAGTTTTAACGAAGGTACGGTACTTGTTGGTAGTGAGGCTGTTTCTGGTGATGTCGTGACTAGTGCACGTCCCACAGTGAGAGTTGAACACTCTTCTGGTGATGTGGTTACTGCTGGTCGTGTAAATGCACGTGTTGAATCATCTGGTGATGTTGTTACTGCTGGCCGTGTAAATGCACGTGTCGAGCATCAATCTGGTGATGTTGTTACGAAAGCAAAGGATGCTGCGAGAGTTGAAGGTATTTTGTCTGAAGCATATACTGACATCAATACGCAGGAGATTTTGCAAAGTGCTATTATTTCTAATGCTTATCAAATTGGTGGTGAAGGTTCTAATTTTGCAGCTAATATTTTGTTTATTCGTGGAACTTCTGCTCTTTGTAATTGGCATGTATGGGATTTTATGAAACAACATAAAACTATTTGCTTACGTAATCTAAATTTGAAAGTTGGGTATGCAATACCTTATGACAAAGTGGAAGTGATTCCTATCACTTTAAAACATGATTCGACTATATTTAAAGATGCTGTCATTTTGCAGTTTCCTAATGTTGTGCGATTACATAAGGATATCGTCAAGCATTTTGTACGATCTATTGATATTTCAAGATTTGCAGTTGCACCTGGTTTACTTGCTGGTTTAGCCACCACAGGTAAAAACTTGGTGTATAGAGTAGAACCTTTGAAGAATATTAAAGCGTACGATGAATTGAAGTATACTTATATGGATTGTACTAGGAAATCGCATACCTTACATGTTCGTAGTATGTATGGTTATGCTGCACAGACTGGGGCTGGTGATTGTGGTAGTGCTTTATTGTTAAACACTACGGCGATACCCCGCAAAATTTGTGGCATTCATGCAGCAGGACAGACAGGTTATGGTTATGCGACATCTATTACTTATGAAGACTTGATGAGATGTTTACCAGAGAGTGAAAGTAGGAGTGAGATCTTGGCGCATTGCCTTCATGCGTGTGTTAATGATAGTACTAAGGCTATGATAACTGCACGTGAGGCAATGCCAGAGGGTGATTTTATTCCTATTGGAATATGTTCTGAGCCGAAAGGTTCTCCTGGTAAGAGTAACATTCGTAAATCCCCATTGTATGGTTTGATTGAGAAACACGAGAGTTATCATTTACCATCGGTTTTGCGACCGATCGTGATTGATGATGTGTTGGTCGATCCCATGTATTTGGGTCTGAAGAAATGCGGTATTACACCTACTTACATTGATGAGGGTCTAGTTGAGACAGCTAGAGCCAGTTTCGCACCTGTGATTATGCGTAACACAGATGAGAGATTTAGGAGATTATTGACATATGAAGAGGCAATCACTGGCGTGAGTGAGCTTGAGTTCATGAATCCTATTAATCGTCGTTCTTCCCCTGGTTTTGGGTGGGATGCAGGTTCTACCATTGGTAAGACGAAATGGTTGGGTGACGACGAATATGTTTTGGATAACATTGAGCTAAAGAATGCTGTTGAGAGGCGAGAGTCGCTTGCTAAGCAAGGTATTCGTGATGCGCACTTGTGGGTGGATACTCTCAAGGTAGAACGACGACCTATTGCTAAGGTGAGACAAGGTAAGACTCGTGTTTTCTCAGTAGGACAGATGGATTATTGTCTTCTTTTTCGAAAATATTTCCTTGGTTTCAATGGACATGTGATGTTTAACAGGATCCATAATGAAGTAGCTGTTGGCATCAATGCTTACAGTTATGAATGGAACGTTCTGGGTAAACACCTTAATAAGGTAGGCGGTAAAGTGATTGCTGGTGATTTTGCGAATTATGATGGAACGTTGAACCCCCAAATTATGTACGCATGTTTGGATATTATTAATGATTGGTATGATGATGGGGAAGAAAATCAGTTGGTGAGACGAGTTTTGTTTGAAGAATTGGTTGCATCTATACATTTGTGTGGAGATGTGGTCTATCAATGGACTCATTCTCAACCTTCTGGCAATCCCTTGACTACAATTTTAAATTCGATGTATAATTCGATTTCCATGCGTATAGTTTATCAATTGCTAAATTTGGACATTTCAAAATTTCAAAAGAATGTTTCTATGATTTCATATGGAGATGATAATGTAGTCAACATAAGTGATGGAATCATAGATTGTTTCAACCAGACATCAATTTCGCATGGTTATAGTTTGATAGGAATGTGTTACACTGACGAATCGAAAGGAGAGGAAAGTGTAGGAGATTATCGTTCAATTGATCAGGTGGAGTTTTTGAAACGGTCTTTCAGGTTGGACCGTGGTGTTTATTATGCTCCGTTAGAGTTGCGTGTCATCTTGGAAATGATTTATTGGGTTAAAGGTGATTTGGATCATGACGAGTTGTGTTTGACAAATTGTGAAACTGCTTTCAGAGAGTTGAGTTTACATGAGAAGTCAATCTACTTGTTGTGGACGAAGCGCATTATGCGTGCTGCTAGGTCCCAGAATCTTTACCCAACGCTTTATAGTTATGAGCATACACAGCATCTAACCAGCCTGAGCGATATTTATGGAAAAATGAATGTCATTCAAGAAGATATATATGATTGCACAGAAATTAAGGCTCAAGTTTTGGATACTAACAATGAAACGAAGATGCAACCAGTTACTGAATTGGTCGCACCTGCAGACCCCGTGGCAACAAATGAACCCCAACAGGTCACGCAGTGGGTGGACGATGCTGCAAAGCAGTCTACGTCTCTGCCGAAGCCTGTTGTTCCGAGTCGCGATGTCTTGGCTCCTGGGATGGAGTCTCGAGAACATAATATCATCGATATTCTCGAGCGCCCAGTCAAGATAGGCTCGTTTGTTTGGTCTGACACGAATACATTTGATACTGAAATTGCTTCCTATGATTTTCCCGAATCCATTATTACATCGTCTACTAATGTTGCCGACAAGATAGATCATTTCACATTTCTGCGTGCTCATGTGGAAGTGCGATTTGTTGTGAATGCTAACACCTTCCAGGCTGGTAGATTGGTTGCATATTTTGCTCCCTTTAGTAAGTCAGAAGAAATTGGCAATAGGTTTGATGTTAATAATTATATGTCGGCGAAAACTGTTTTCCCCCGTGTTGTTTTGGATGCAGGTTCTGGCAATGTTGGTGAATTGCTTATACCATACGTTTCATATTATACACATTACGATTTGGCGCGAGGAATTGGTGATCTTGGTACAGTGAGAATTTCTGTCTTGAATCCCCTCCAATCGGGTACAGCTGATGTGACTGTATTTGCCCGCTTCAAGGAGATTTCATTGCAGATTCCTACTGCGGCTCCCAATTCCTTTTCCGCTCCGGCTCGTTTGGTGAATGATTTTAAACGTGAGGTTTTCTCTAGTTCGGACATCTCGAATCCTAGATTTAGACGTGCGATTAGGGAGGCAGTTATGAAAGCTAAGAATGATGCCACTACAGAGGAACGTTATGGTAATGACGATGACTTGCCACGTGCACAAGTTGGTGAAAGCCAAATGCGCGCTGAGTCTGGAGTTGTCACTAGAACGCTCAACACTGTTGCTGGAATATCATCATTCGCAGCTTCATTACCAATAGTTGGAAAGTTTGCTGCTCCCGTTGAATGGATTAGTAGAGCTGGTGCACAAGTTGCTAGTTACTTTGGTTTATCCAAGACTGGTAATCTTGTACCTCTTAATAAGATGGTGCAGATACCTGGTTATGGTTTTACTAATGTGGACGGCATAGATAATTCACTTGTGCTCGGTTCTTCTATTGAGAATGAAATTGGAACTCGATTTGATTTGTTTGGTTCTGGACTTGATGAAATGGATATAACCTATATTTGTCAACACGAAAGTTATTTGACTTCCTTTAAGTGGGACGGATCTAAGGTTCCGGGTGATGTGCTCTTCAAGACAGTGGTTAGCCCTACTGCTTTGGCATATGACGATGTGAATCCTCCAGTATTTCGTTCTACAGCTATGGGATATGTGGGCTCAATGTTTAGATATTGGCGGGGTGGCTTGAAATATAAAATTCAGGTCACAAAGACTGCCTATCATTCTGGTCGTTTGAGGATTTCATTTATCCCATCAGGAAATCTTGGTTTACTTGGTTATGATTATAATCAAGGTTATTCAGAAATTGTTGATTTACGAACATCTGACGAGATTGAGTTCACCATTCCTTTTGTATCTAATACTTTGTGGAAGAGCTGTTCCTTAGAGAGATTCGATAATCCTTCTAGTTATGTTAGTACAACTGGCATTCTAGTTGTAGAGGTGATCAATGGTTTGCGTTATCCAGATACAGTGACTGATTCGTTAGATTGTAACGTTTGGGTCTCCGGAGCAGATGATATCCAATTTTCAATACCCGATTTTGGTAGGAATGCTCCAGTGCGAGATATGCCCACAGCACAAGTGCTCGGGCAATTTCAAGACACTGGATTCAATCAAGCCATGTCTAATGAAAATTGTATGTTCGAGGCTCCCAAGACTTCTCCAGTTGATGCTTCAGCTACATCTATTGGTGAACACGTTCAAAACTTGCGACAGGTTATTAAGAGATTTGGTGTGGATGCACTAAAACAAAGTGTGACGGACACGGTGGCTTTGCGTGCTGTTGCTTCTTGGTTTGGTGAACCACGTGATTCCAATTCTCCTGCGACTAACGTGAATCTTTGTCCTCTTGATTATGTTTCTTGGTTGTTCAGGTTTTATCGAGGAGGGATAAGATATAAAGGTTTCGTCACTCCCACAGCGATAGGTTCGCGTTTTGGTGCTATATCAGACCCAGGTGTCGATGTTGCTCCGGAACCACCTAGTGTCGGTTTCACTGGATTATTGACGTATTTGAATAATAATGCTGGGAATTATCGTCATTACATTGATACTATTTATAATCGTATCATTGAAGTGTCGACTCCTTTTTATTCTAATACTCATATTAATCTTTTGAGAGGGAGAGGCGCCTTGCCTGAAGTATATGGGGATAGAACTACCCGTGTATTGTTCACTGGAACTGGTGATATTGATCTTTATCGTGCAGCCGCCGATGATTTTTCTTTCGGCTGGTTAGTTGGACCTCCTAAGCTTATCAAGGTCCCAATTGCAGAAGTTGCTACATTAGAGTTTGGAACAGCTTCTCAAGTTGGCCTTGTAACAGATCCAGGTGTTAATACCACATTTAATGTGTATAACATCAACTATACTGCCCCAGCTGGGTTTGGTAGCATTGCTGTCAACGCTTTTGCTCCCACGCCCATTGTTGGTACAACGGCCACAAGCTTTGATCTTGTGACTAGTGTCGGGACTATATCGATACCTTTCGATTCCTGTGGAGTATATGGTTATGGATCGAGCACTTGTGTTATGACTTTTACTGCTGATATTGACAAGAGTGCTACAATCAATTACGCAGCCACATTAGCGTCTATCCAGGCTCAAGGGACTAAAGCTGTTCAAATAGATCCCGCGGCGTACGGGACGCCTGTAGCATTGTCCGCAACTGTACTTGATTATACTACAGTGACCGGTGTGGAAGCAGATGTTGATATAATCAAAATTTTTGGTGTTACCACCACCCCTAATGTTTCAGGATATATTTATTTGGCGACAGGTAATATACCCTTGATATACAATGCCCCTACTGCAGCAACTCAAGGTGCTTTGGTTTCTGGTTTTATAACCGAATCCGGCAATGAGTTGCAGCTGAGACCATCAGGGGCTGGTCTTGACGCTACTGCGACTTTGGCAGCCATAAACGCCTTGGCTACATCGTCTGTCAGTGTTGACACGTCATCACCCCCATAAACATAAGTTAATCCTGTTTTGCACAGAATTGGAGAAGCTAATTGGATTTATTAATTTGGCCCTAATAATGTTACCCAATTGGATGTTTATTTTCGCTTCGAATTGAAGCGCTATTGGCCCGTCTTTAT